AGTTATATGGTAACAAACCTGGTGAGGGTGGTGATGCCGAAGGTGGTGAAACTACAGATACTGGAATGGGTGACTTAGGAGGTGCTCCACCATCAGGTTGGGGAGGTTTAGACTTTGGTGGTGATTTAGGTGGTGGTGATTTAGGTGGTGGTGATTTAGGTGGTGATGATTTAGGTGGTGGAGATGAAGGAGGTGGAGAATCACCAGAAGAGGTACCAGTAGAAAGATTTGTAAGAAATAAAGATTTAGATTTATTAGTTGAGGACGACCTAATTAACGGAAAAAGTATTTTGGATTTATCAAAAGGTAGACATTCACTAGGTGAAATTGAGGATAAATTGAACGCATTACTAAAAGATTGATATTTATTAAAAAAATAATGTTATGAGTTCATTCGGAATAATAAAAACTAAAATAGAAAGATTGTTAGAAAGTAGTTACGGTAAACCGTCTTTCAAAGATAATCTTAAAGGGTTTGCGTCCCACGTAATAAAGAATAAATCAATATCTGAGGCGTATTACCTTTATGATGAATTATCATCTGAAAAAGGTTTAAATGAAAGTATTGTTGATGATTACATTACAGAATCTTTTGACCACTTAAAGACTATTATAGACAATAATAAGAAAAAAATAGAAGAATTAAGTGAGTGGATAAATGACCTACTTAAAGAGGATGTTGACAACAACTACGAAGATATTGACAAACAAATTTATACTAAAAACGTAGTTAAAGAATTGGAGTCCTTGTTGGAGTCAAAACAGAGAATTAAAAGAACTTTATTATCAAAAAAAGTTACCGAGGAAAATAGAAATATAAATTTACCAATATCTTCTATGATGTCAATCGCCAACAAAACACTTAATAAAGAAATAGAGACGTTAAGTGAAGAAGAAAAAAAAGAACTTAATTTCTACACCTCATTAAAAGGTAAAAACTTAACTGAAGAGATAGAAAAAACTAAAAAACAAATTTTAGAAAAGTTACAGGTAAACCTAAATGAGTCTACCGATACAGATTTAAAAGACAAAATTCAGAAAACAATAAACAAAATCAATGAGTCTAAACAAACATTAACCTCATTGTATAAATTAAAACAATTAGAAAAAGGATTATGACTACAATTAAAGATTTCGTATTAAGAATTTACAACCTATGTAAAGATTGGGTTGTCGCTAACGGTATTGAAGGTATCGTTGGATTACTCTTAGGTTTATTCCTGTGGACTACAGGTCAGAAAATTTTCGCGGGTGTTGCCTTCGGTGTTTTCTTTACCAGAAACTGGGACCTTTTAAAAGGGTGGGTTTTAAGTAAACTAAAGTGAAAAAATTTTTCATGTCCTTAATGGGTGATGTGGATGGTCAAAAATCATCTAAAAGATTTATTACCATCTTAGCATTTTTTATGATGTGTATCGCCTTCCTTGCAAATATCTTTATGGATATACCTCTACAACAATTTGTTTGGGATGGTATGATGTATATAGTAGGTGCAGGATTAGGATTTACAACAATTGAAAAGTTCTCCCGAAATAGGGGGTCAGAAGAATAAAAAAAAGGGACTCATTCAGAGTCCCTTTTTTTATTTACATAAATTGCTTTCTTTTTTTCTTCTCTTCGTATTACAGAATCTTTAGTATATTCTTGATTATCTCTAATCTTTTGCATTTGTTTAGTCCTATGTGCTTTGTACTTATACTCTTTAAGAGCCCTTTCTATATTACCTTTTTTAACTTTTACTATTAGCATTATATATAAATATGACTTTTTTTGACATAAGACTAATAATATACTATATTTTACTTAAATAAATAAACTTTAAGTAAAGATGGGATTATATGAAGAAGGGAAAAACGGCACAAATAAAATTATTTAGTGATGCAAAATGTTATTACGGAACTGTAGATGCAAAAAATTTAAAAACAGTATATGTAGTGTTACAATCGTGGGTAGAACCCATAAAAGAATTTGAAAATTGGGATAGAGCCACTGGTATATTAGAAAGGAATATCAAACACGCACTTATTGAGGTTGTTGACCCTGAGCTATTTGAGAAGTTTAATATAGTAGATTTGGACTTGAGGAGTAGTGGGATACAAAAGGGGAAAAGGAGTTTTATGAATTTAGAAATAACTCTGTATGTTAAAAATCATATGGATTTTAAGTCACCAATACTAAAAGACAAAATTAAAACAATCATTAATGGAGTATATACTGATTGTTTGAAAGGTATGAAATACTTTAAAGTACATAAGAGTAAAACGACAAAAGAGTTGGTCTGATATATTTATAAAGAAAAAACATGAATATATTAGGACCAAACGATACGGGTAGGGGTATTTTAGTTGAGTGGGACGCAGGAACAATTAACCCGCACGATAGTCGTAACGCAGAAGTGATTAGAGAATCCTATGGTCATTTAGACCATTCAAAACCTTTTGAGTTTTACGCCACTTTACAGAAGTATGACACCCCCAACCGTAACGGAAGGGTATATCCTGAAAAGATATTAAGGAGAGAGGCTGACGCATATAACAAAGCGATTCAAAAAGGATTGTCTATCTCAGAACTTAACCACCCTGAATCATCATTAATTGATTTGGACAGAGTATCACACCTTATCACTGAGATATGGTGGGAAGGTAATACTCTTATGGGTAAGATAAAACTTTTAACTTCACCAGGTTTTCACGAAAGAGGTGTGGTGTCTTGTCCTGGTGACCAAGCAGCCAATCTAATGAGACAAGGTGTTACTATGGGTGTTTCTTCTCGTGGTGTAGGTTCACTCGTAAAGAAGGGGGAAAGAAATGAAGTACAGGATGATTTTGAATTAATCTGTTTTGACTTGGTGTCGTCACCTTCTACACCAGGAGCATACCTTTTCTTAAATAAAGACGACAGAGGTAAGTATGAGGAGAACTTGGAAGAAGAGACTCAACTACGTTCACAGGAACCAAGAATTGACGGTGGATTAGGTGCAAGTGTTGACTTAATGAAAAGACTTTCCGATTATTTAGGTTATTAAACCTTATTAAAAATAATTACTATGGACGAAAAATATTTTGTTGCAAAGGTACAGTATGACCTTCCTGATGAGAACTCAGGTAAAATCAAAAAGATTAGAGAAGAGAAGTTGGTTAAGGGGTATAACGTTACCGATGTAGAATCTAAAGTGACACAAAACTTCAAAGACTTTACATATGATTGGAGAATCACAGCATGTGTAGAAAGTAAAATTGACGAAGTTTACGAGTAATATCGTATGTAGATACGAAAGTATATAAATATCGTATACATGTACGAAAATTTTTTTAATCGGGGGAAACCCCGATTTTTTTTTGCTAAAAGTTATAAAAAAAACACTTTTTTATTATTAGACATATTTATATGTAATAATAAACGATTGCTAAATATTAAAAATGGCAGAAAAAAACTTAGTTGAAGAAGCTTTATTGCAAATGGAAAACTTGCAAGAGGCTATTACAAACAATGCAAAAGGAATACTTGCTTCTACTATGAAGGAAGAAATCAGCGAATTAGTAAAAGAATCTTTATCTGAAGAAGATGAGATTGAACTTTCTGATACTGAAATATCTGAACAAGGAGAACTTGAATTAGATATGGATGTTGAGGATGAAGATGAAGGTGAGGAAGAAGGTCTTGAATTAGACTTAGACGACGCACTTTCTGATAATGAAGAAGACGAAGAGTTGGAAATGGGTGATGAGGAAATGTTAATGACTGATTTACCTGGTGACGACTTGGAAGTTGACGACGAAGAAGAAGTTCTTTTACCACTCGATTTAACTGCAGCTTCTGACGACGAAATCTTAAAGGTCTTTAAGGCTATGGGTGAAGATGATGGTATCATTGTTAAACAAGACGGTGATGATGTTCATTTGGCCGATACCGAAACAGACGCAGAATATGTGATTCAGTTAGGTGAATCAGAAGATGAAGAAGAAGTTATGGAAACTGAAGACGAAGTGTCTGAAGGTGACGAAGCTTACGAAGAAGAAGACGTTGTATATGAAATCGAAATTGGTGAAGAAGAAGAAGCTTACGAAGAAGAAGAAACTCATGAAGAAATGGGTGAAGGTTGGGGAGGTAAGAAAGGTGACGACTCTAAGTCTCACAAAGATTACGAAACCACTGAAGAAGAAATGTCTGAAGAAGAGGAAGAAATGACCGAAAGAAGTTTAGCTCAAGGTCAAAGAGCCTCTTCAGAAAAGAGTAAGGGTTTACCAAAACCAAAAACTATTCCAAACAAATCTCGTTATAATGAGTCAGTTCAAAAAGAACTAACTCAACTTAGAGAAAAGAATGAAGAGTACAGAAAAGCACTCAACATCTTTAAGGAAAAGTTAAATGAGGTCGCGGTATTTAATTCTAACTTGGCATACGCTACACGTTTATTCACAGAACATTCTACAACGAAGCAAGAAAAAATAAATATATTAAGACGTTTCGATGGTGTCGAAACTCTTAAAGAATCAAAATCTCTTTATAAGACAGTTAAAGAAGACTTGGGAGGTAAGGAACAAAATGTTGTTACTGAATCAGTACAATCTAAAGTTACTAAGACACCTACTAAGGGTTCTGCTAACAATCTAATTGAGAGTAAAACTTATGAAAATCCTCAGTTCTTAAGAATGAAAGATTTAATGAGTAAATTAAAATAAAAATAAAATCCTTAAAAAATTATTAAAATGGGAGCATTATTAGAATCAGGTCTAGTTGGTAACATCGGTCTTAAGCACTTAAAAGTTATCAAGGAAGACACAATCAACAAGTGGGACAAGTTAGGGTTCCTCGACGGACTTAAGGGTCACTTAAAAGAAAATATGGCGCAGTTGTATGAAAACCAAGCGTCTCATTTGATAAACGAAGCAGCTGCTTCTGACAGTTCAGGTTCTTTTGAAACTGTTGTTTTCCCAATCGTAAGAAGAGTTTTCTCTAAGTTGTTGGCTAACGACATCGTTTCTGTACAGGCTATGAACCTACCAATCGGTAAGTTGTTCTACTTTGTACCAAAGATTCAGAACAGAAATTCTGACGGTTCACACATCCCTCCATTCGGAGCACCAGGTGGTCCTACATCAAGCACTTCAGGTTACACTAATGCAACAAACTTGTATGACCGTTTCTACGAAGGTGAAATCCCTGAGGATGACCCAGCAGGATTGTTTGACTACTCTAAAGGTAAGTTTAGTGATGTAACAAAGTCATTGACCGCTGTTAAGTGGAGTAGTGGTGAGCTAGTAGTCGGTTCATTGGGTTCAGACTACACAGGTCTTAACGTAAAAGAAATCTTAGTTGCATTATCAGGTTTCTCAAACGCAGGTGCTGGTAAGTTAATCGGACCTGACGGTAACGCTATGGACACTGAAGAATTCCTTTCTTCATTGCAAGTTTACTACACAGGTTCAACCAAAACTTATTTACCATTCAGAGTTGTAACTCAGAAGTATGGTAAGGGTATCGTTCAGTACGGTTCATCTACACCAACTACATTCCCAACTGATGGACCTGGTGGTTCATATGATAACATTTGTGATGCTGACGGTGTCATCTACTTGTCTATTGATAGTAGTGTACCAGTTGCACTTGGTGGTGATGCCACTGTTGACGGTTATACTGGACAGACAGTCACTGCATGGACTTTACAAGCTGATTACAGAATCTACGAAACATTGGAATTCGAAGACGCTATCGGTGAAGTTTCGTTTGACTTAGAGGCTGTTACTGTTTCTGTAACAGAAAGAAAGTTAAGAGCTCAGTGGTCACCAGAACTCGCTCAAGACGTTTCAGCGTTCCACAACATTGACGCTGAGGCTGAATTGACAGCATTGTTGTCAGAGCAGGTTGCGGCTGAAATCGACCGTGAAATCTTAAGAGACTTAAGAAAAGGTGCGGCTTGGACATTAAGATGGGACTACGATGGATGGAGAAAGTTAAACACTACTTCAACTGCGTACAACCAAAAGGATTGGAATCAGACATTGATTACAGCAATCAATCAGATTTCTGCTCAAATCCATAAGTCTACTTTAAGAGGTGGTGCTAACTGGATTGTTGTCTCTTCTGAGATTTCAGCAATCTTTGACGACCTTGAGTACTTCCACGTTTCAAACGCGGCTCCTGACCAGGACCAGTACAACATGGGTATCGAAAGAGTAGGTACATTATCAGGTAGATATCAGGTTTACCGTGACCCTTACTTCCCACCAAACACAGTATTGTTGGGACACAAAGGTTCATCGTTACTTGATACAGGATATGTATACGCTCCATACGTACCTCTTCAGTTGACACCAACAATGTATAACCCATTCAACTTCACACCAATCAAGGGTATCATGACAAGATACGCTAAGAAGATGGTGAACAACAGATTCTACGGTAGAATCATGGTTGATGGTGTTAGAACATTTGACCTAAGAGAGTTAAGATAATTTATATCTTAGTAAAAATAGAAAGGGAGACTTCGGTCTCCCTTTTTTATTTACCACATTTTCTATAATTAGACCTTTCTGATTTACAAATTTTAGAATCTTCACCAAATGACTTACAACGTAATTCCATTAATTCTTTTCTATTATCTTTAAATTTATCACAATCATTTGATTTATGTCCTTTTAAAACCTCACTTGTAATTTCATATTGTAGTGTGAGTATTTTACTAATTAAATCATTTTTGCCCATCATTAATGTCTTCTTGTGGTAAAGGTTGTGGTGTAGTTAGTATTCTAATTGCCTTTGATACGACTTCAGACTCTTCTATATTATATAATCCTCTATTGTGTGCGTGTCGTGTTGCATGAACTAAACAAAATAGAGCTTGGTCTAAGTTCATATCATCAATAAATTTATTTAATTCGTGTTGTTCGCTATAATTTATTGTATTAAATAATGTGTTTATGTTTTCGTCTTGTTCTTCCATGATAAATGATATTTACCTAATATTTATAAAAAAAGTAACACAAAGTCAAATGGATAATTATATTTTATCAGAAGATTTAGCGGTATGGTTCGGTAAAAAGAAAAAAAAGAAAGGTTCTAAACAACCTAAGGGACCGTGGGTTAATATTTGTAAAAAAAAGAAGGGTGGAGGACATCCATCATGTGGTAGAAAAGATGCTGATAAAGGCGCGTACCCTGTATGTAGAGCTGCGGGTGTTGCGGGTAAAATGTCACAAGAAGCTAAAGACTCCGCCTGTAGAAGGAAAAGGGAGAAGGAAAGAAAAGACACACAAACAGGTAAGGGTCAAAAACCAACAAGAATTAAAGTTAAAAACTTTAATAAAAAAAAATCTAAAAACGAAAATGTAATGTTAGAAAGATATATTAAAGGTATTGTTTTAAAAGAACAAATGTCAAAAGAATTAAAGTATCATTTAGATAATAAAATATCATTAACTGAAAACGTCTTTAGATATGGTAGTGATAAATATTTTAAAGTTATAAATGAAGCGAGAGATTTTTATAATCAAGGATATGGTTTTGATGAGTTTGATAAAGAATTATTAGAGTCTGATTTAGGTACTATCGTTAAAACTAAAACGGGAAAAGAAATACCTTTAGATATGCCCTTCGAATACGGGTCAATTAATGAGGCGGAGTACCAAGGTAAAAAAGTTAATTTAAATAAACCTAAATCAGGAGGTTCAAAAAAATGGTATGTATATGTACGTAATCCTAAAACAGGTAAAGTAAAAAAAGTTAGTTATGGTTCGCCTGTAATGACCGCAAAATGGAACGACCCGGAAGCAAGAAAATCATTTGCTGCAAGACATCAGTGTGAAAAGAAAAAAGACAAAACTAAAGCAGGGTATTGGGCTTGTAGGGCACACAAAGATTTTGGTAAAAACGTATCAGGTAGATTTTGGTGATGATATATACACAAGAAAACATCTCTCACAATCAATTCAAACGAGTTTTCTCTTCAGACGTATCTGAGAAAGAACTCGTTTGGCATATGGATAAAGAAAACCGTGTCGTTGAGGTATTAGAGGATAGTGAGTGGTTGTTTCAGATGGACAATGAGCTCCCTATACCCCTCAAAAAAGGAGTTAAATTAGAAATACCTAAGGAGACCTTCCACAGAGTTATTAAAGGGTCTGGTGGTCTTAAAATCCTTATAGAAGAATATTAAAATTATTCGTGACTCATCCTAACATATTTAAACTGATATCTACTATCAGAATATGCTTCAGGGTATTTGTCAAAAAAATAATCGATTGCACGGTCAAAAGTCGCGGCTTCGGTTTCTTCAATTACTTCATTTTCCTTAAGTAATTGATATGTTCTGTGATTAACTAGGCTCATTTCCAAGAAAGTTTTTACAAATATAGGGTTTATTTCTTACCCGAACAATACTTTCCTGAACATCTTTTTTTACCGTCTAATCCTGGCATATCACCTTTACACACTTGAACTGCGTATCCGTTAGCGTATGCTGATGGGTAAACTTCAAATTTAGCCTTAGCTGCTGACTTACCTCTAGCACACAAAGTAGTGTCTTTTTTCTTCTTTGATTTTTTCTTTTTCTCAGAAATTATTTGTTGTATCATTTCAACAAGTTCTGACTCTGTTAATCTAATTACACTCATTTTTTGTTTACTATTTGGAACTTAAGTTCTCGTTTATAGGTATTAACCTCTCTGTCTGAGACGACTTTTATGTCAACGAAGTATTCGTTAGGTATTTTATCTTTTGTATCAAATAAGAAGTAGTATCCTGAATTAGTCCTATTAATTGGAGTCCAATCCTGCACTTGTACTTCAGTGGTGCCTTCTTTTACGTAAATTCTATAAGAGGCATCCACATGAGTTAATACTTCTTGTGTGGTATAAGCCTTTTTAAGTACCACATTAACTTTTCTTATATCTGTATTTAATATTTTTTCGTCTTGTTTAATTCCATAAAAGTCAAAACCATATATTTTTGGGTCATTATTATTAGGACCTATTTGATATAATCCCGATAAATTATGTACAACAAACTGATTTTCTACATTACCGATAGACACCCCATCCACAGTCAGACCTTTCCAATTATCATAAAACACACAGGGGATTGTAGACGCGGTTAAACCACTTACGGTAACCTCGTATACTCCTTTCTGTATTTGACACGTTGTAAGACCTGTAAAACCGTTTATTTCGTTACCATTTGAATCCAATATATCTACTGTTGGGTTTGTGTCAAATGATTGGGGGTTACCATATTTAAATGAGTATAGATATAGTTTGTTATTTCTTTTTTCGTAAAACGTGTTTCTATCGTCCTCTATTAAGTCAGAATATGATGTTTCTAAGAAAGGTTCATAGAATGTTTGTGTATGACGTGTAAAAAATCCTACTGTATAGTTTTCGGTTAAACCTGATATATTTTCTATACTAGGTAAAAATGCAATACCCCATCCTGTGGAACCTGTAGTACCTCCCGTTAAAATACTGTTAATTTCGTCGGTCATGTCAAACTCTATGTTCTCATTACCACGTTCAAAATGTTGAGTATCAACTATTGTGATTGCACTATAATTTAAACCTGTGGATGTACCTGTTAACGAGTTTGTATTATCGTATATACCTTGTTGAGACCAATCAATATTACTTTGTCTTTGAATCCAGTTGGTAGGTCTATCAGAATATGAATTATCTGTAGGTCCAATATTTCTTACAGATACTGTTGTTGGTGAAATAGTTGAGACTCCTTTATAATAATCAAACCCTACACCTTCGTCCCATGTTTGGGGATTACCCGTGGTTCCCGATGTTTTTGGTATTCTAAATAAGATTAAATCAAAAGAAGATGCCCTTCTTCTTTCATTAGACCATTTTTCATTTAATAGTGCATCATCAAAAAAAGAGGTGTTAGTCATGTTTAACGTATGTGTTAAATTGTAACTACAACCTGTTGCGATTTCACCATTAGATAATTTTGTCTGTAACTCTGATAAGTCTAAGTCAAAAATAAATCTAGTAAAACCAACACTAGATGATGTGTCTTCTACGTTACCGAAAAATAATTCAGTGATAGGATTTCTACCTGTATTCGCAACTGAATCTGATATTATAGTGTCATTTTTACTAAAATAAGACCTGTGGATTGACATATTAAGTTTTTTATATAAATACTTAGTTTATCCGAATTTTCTTATTTAATATCTTATCTTGTGCGTTTAACAATTCTTTTAATATATCATCCACTTTTGTACCATCAAAACTTGTGGGTACAGGAGTAGTCCCGTGCCATGGGTGTACATGACTAACTAAAAATCTAACAATAAGATTTAATAATTCTAATAATTCTTCACCTCTGACTAATGATGATGTGTTAGGTTCTATAATATCTGCCACCATATTCTCATCAATACCATATAAAGTATTTGATAAATCAATCCTCTCTTTATTGGGTGGGTTTTTTGATGTGTGAGACAATAAGTATATTTCGTCACTACCCATAACCCCGACAGATTTATTATATCTTTCTGTCTTTTTAGGTATTAATTCTTGTGGCACAGGTTTAAAAGGAACCGTGTCTGTTTTTTTGTCATCATACACTAATGAATAACCAGGGCTTAAATCTGTGGTTTTAATTTTAACACCCGCAAGTAATGAACTAATATTATAATTTTCTTGCATATTAGAAGACGGTGTTATACCTCCTAATTTGTTATATAAATTTAGTTGTGGTCTAAAATAGAATGGGAATGTGTTACCTTTATCAAATTTCTGTGGTCCGTTGATACTGATACCTACGGTATCCTCATCAACAACATTCTGTATACTACCTTTAACAACACCCTCCAAAACATCATTAATTAATTTAATGACTTCGGACATCTTTTTTTGTTCAAAATTAATTTTTGTTTGAAGTGATTTTGAACTTTCAGGTATTACCTTATTGATGTTTATATCTGCAGTACTAATACTTAATCCGTCCTGTCTTGCTAAGTTATAGATGTATATCTCACCCATAAACAAATTACTATTATTTTCAGGGTTAATTAAAGTATACTCTACTAATTTTTTTAAAGTTTCGTGTTTAAAACTAAAAATAAATTTTTTTGATGGACTACCATAAAGAGTTCTATAATCAAATTTACTTAATTGTATAAAAGCCCTCTCATCATTTTTTCTCGGTATTTGACCCCTCTCAAAATTTTTATTTTTACCAGCCCTCAATAAAACGGTGTTGTCTTTGATTACGATATCACATGAACCCCTACCGTACAGTGCAACATCTTCGGGTTCTGAATAAACACCCTCAGAATAACTATAACGATATTTTTCTCGTGACTCATCTAAGATATCCTCAAAAGGTTTGTTTCTACTACCCTCATCAAAGTTAGTTACCGCTGAGTCGTACTTCTCAAACTTAGATGTGGTAGGTGAACTATAAACACCTCCAATATAAAACTTATCCTTATCACCCTTTCTAGTGATGTTGTTATAAAAAAGGTGGACATATTCGTTTTCTTTTGGTGGAGTGTTGATAAAAAATGGGAGTAAAGGCTTGAAAACAAATGGGTCTTTTTCTCCCCACTCTACATAAGTTTGTTTACCGGAATTTTCATTAGCTAACTCCCTGTCTTGGGTGTTTTCGGTTCTTAAGATAGCTCTAATACGACCTAAACGCATAGGGTCATTACTATCTATACATTGTCCTTTATAGATAATCTGACCTCGTTTTACATCCTGAAAGTTATCTCCCTTATTAATCATTTATTTCTTGATTTATATTCACTTAAAATCTTATTATAATTTTCCTCTAAAGAATCTAAATGTAAAGACAGTTTAATTAATAATTCCTTAGTACTTTCAAAGTCCTCACTAATTTTTTCTAAACCAAATTCTAAATCCTTATTGGGTAAAGATTTGTAATCTGTAATTACTCGTTTTAATTTATCTTCCATTTTCTTACGTTTCTTTACCTGAACATCTTATTGGTCCCGTAGCCACTAAACCGACAGCAACAGGAGCACACCATGTGTGAGTTGCGGAGTTTGATAGTTTTTCGTCGTTAACACCTTTGACCTGTTGAAACATTGCGGGTAGCGCTATGTTTGGTGAACCATCAGGCATATCTCCCGTCGGTAGTCCTAATTTTTGTATGTTTTCGGTCACATTTGCCATAGCCCTTGTCGGTGAAAACCCAGGTAATAGTCTAGCACCTGCAAGTGCAAATGTTGGGGGTCTACTTCCTCCTGGTAACGCAAGATTTAAAAGATTTAATATTTCATCCACGACACTTTTACATTGTCGCCAATCAATGACCGCAGACGCCAATTGTAATAATACATATAAAACACCTGAAATAATTTTGGCTTGAGCGTTTTTAGACTCTTTGACTATTTCCACCATTAAAGTCTCAACTAATTTTCTTATGTTCGCCTTTAATAACTTAAAAAGTTCTTCTACGAAAATAGACATTATTTTTGTAGATATATTAATTATGAACTTTTTCATATTTTTCATAAAAGATGGGAAGTCCTCAATCTCATTAATAATTGCACTACCTAAAGACTTTAATACAATCATTAACCCCAATAATGTTTTAGGTGATAATATAGTCATTATGACAGCTCTAGGTATCAACTTTAATATCCCATCTTTTATTGCGATATCAATATTTATACCGTCAGGTAACTTTAACTTCCAGTTGTCATTTTTACTCATATTCTCAACCTTCTGTATAAAAGCATCTACCTTTTGATTATCAGGTATCTCACGTATCTCACTTATATCATCAACGATTGACTGAACGTCTACAGGAAGTTTTACATTACCACAGTCCTCAAATTCCGTCACACCGTTAATCATGTTATTTACCTCATTTTCTATGTTTTTGAGGTCTAATGGAGTCATTTCAAAAAAAGACTCATCAATATTGTCTAAAGAAGATAATTTAGCGGTACCCGACACATCTATTTCTTTATTATTATCAAAACATAAACCTAAAATTCTTTGTACTGTTTTTTCAAATTTAGATTGCTCTTCTTTTTCATCACCACTTAATTTTGCCGATATGTCAATAAAATTAGATAACGAATTCATTATTTTTACCATTAACCCATCAAAATTTAACATATCAATAGATTTATAGTAATCTCTTAAAAAATCTGAAATTCTGTTTAAGTTCGGTCTATTTCTTAATGTTATTTCATAAAAGTCTCCGTAATAAGTGGTGCCGTCTTTCACATAAGATGTCACATAATTGACATCCATAATTTGTTTCCCTGACGCCCCTATATAATCACTACCATATTCACTGTTTAGTGATGTACCCTCATTTTGTAATCTATTATATAATTCTCTATCCATAGAAAATGGAATTGAACCAGTGACAGGTTGATTTAACTCATATAAAATTTTGTTATTTCCTTCGTTAGGGTCTTTGTTTAATAATTTAAACAAATCTATTTGATTAACCCTAATGTAAATTTTATTAGGTGAAGATGAAGGAGGTGCACCGACTTCACTACCGTCAAAAGTCTGTTCTTGTGAACAACCCGCAACCGATAATGCTTCATCAACAATTACCTCAGAAATTCTACTTTTAGTATTTTGAGAAGCACTTAAAACTTGTTTTAATAAAAAGTCTATAGTCTTTGAGTTAGATGTTGGATTTGACGGGATTGATGCCTTTACCAAGTCAATTAATTCCTCAAACTGATTTTTTATTTCAGACTGAAGTCTTTGTTTTTTATCTCCCATAGCATTTAACTGCTTGGTCGCTTCAGACTTAGACATTTCAAAATTATTACCTGCCGATAATTTTTCTAATACCTTTTCGTTTGCCTGTGTAGAGATTGTGGTTTTATAAGAATTAATCTTTGACGAGGCATCTTTGTATCCCTGTTTTACATCTGTTGCCATAGTTAACTCATTTTATATCCATCACTATTATCCTTGTCTAAGTCTTTATTTATCAGAGCTTGCAAAACATCGTCATCCATTTCCGCCAAATTAAAGTCTTCTTCTGACGTGTTTGAGGATTTTTCCCATATACTTGATTGTAATTTAGACAATGACAGTTTTTTTTCTATAGTGTCATTTATTATCTTTTGTTGTTCTTTTATAACGGGACCAATAACCGCCATGTCTTCAGCCCCCTTTAACAAAGACAACATTTTGTTTTGTATACGTATTGCGGTCGCTCTCTGCTCAACAAGTTCATTATAAATTTCTTGCATTAGACTTAGAACAGAGTCTTTACTTAATACTATTTCTTTCTTTTTAGGTCTTCCCATATCTATAAATATTTTAAAGTTATATTTTATAGATTGTTTAGTTTTATGCTAAGGTCAAAATAAAGATTTTTAAATTTTTTCATGGATGTCCTTATCTCTTTTGTAGTCATATTTGTCATTTCTCTAAGAGATAGGAGTATGATATTTTTATTGAATTTGTTATTATCAGTACCTATGAATATTTCTTCATAATTTTCAAATAACTCCATTAAAGCATAACCTAATTTAATTTCATTATTGTTTAGGTCGGTTTCATTCATAAATCTATCAAGTTCTTTTATAAATTCTTTTATTACTTGTTCAGGCACCACCTTTTCATATTCTAAATAATAAATCATATCAGGACGACTTTCTAATTTTGTGGTGATATCCTCATATGATATTTTTCTATTTTGTTCTTTTTGGTCTTTTATTATTTGACCCATAAGATAGTTTTTACAAATAGTACCAAAATATGAGTAAGCCTTTTTGTTTTTATCTGGTTTAAATTTGTCAACTTTAGTCATTAAAAATGAATGAGTATCATGATGTATATCTTTAAACTCCATACCTTTTCTATATAATTTATATCTACGTATAATAGACTCAATCATCTTATCTAAAGGACCCCTTAAAAACTCGTTATATATCTCATTTTTTTCGGACCAAGTCGATGCGGAAAGAAAAAGCCTAACAGCCTTTTCTTCCCTAACATCAAAATAGTTTTGAGGTTTTTTCTTCCTACCTCTTTTTTTTATTTGATTATCTTCACTGGTGCCGGATAAATTCATTAAGGATTAACTAGTTCATATTTTATATCCCTATCTTCTTTAAAGAAATGTTCTTTTTTCGCAGACTCTATCCAAAAACTAACCTCGTCTTGAGTCATAGGATTAGACCCAAACTTATAATTCCAAAATATTGAACCCTCCCTCATATTTGAGTGTTTGTATCCGATTCTAGGAATTGTCATTATATTTACAGAATTGTAAGTAAGTCTCAATAATAATTCATATACGAATGTTAGTTTTATAGACTTTTTAAATCCCCCAAAGTCATCAAACAAAGACTTGTCAAATACAGTACCACTTGTTTGAAAATTTTGGTAATTTAGCAACACCTCATTGGTTAAAATTCCAATCTCACTGTTCATGTTAGCGGCAAAAGTCGCCTCATTAGTAAAGCCAGCAAAAACACCTTTTTCATCAGTATCGACAACTAATGGTAAAAACGCCTTAACATCAGGATACGACTCCACGTAACGGGAGACATTTTTAAACCATATACTTGAGTACTCATCATCAAACTCTAAGATACTGACCCATTTATATGATGATTTACTTATTCCGTAATTAACTTGACTACAAAAGTCTGAGTTTCCCTCATTATGAATTAAGTTATAAGTTAATCCACTATAGTCATAACTATTTAATTTTTCTAACAATGACTCTTCCCCCGTGTGAACAATATTAAGTTCAATATCTCCGACTACGTCACCTCTTTCAGGACACACTTTAATCTGATTTTTTAACGAGGTAATACAACCATTCAGTAAAGAATCAAAATTTTTATGTTTAGACGATTCTATAGGTAATACTACTGATATATTTAATTTTTCCATAATATTATATTGTTTCTTCTTCTTGTACTTTTATCCTTTCTAACTGTGTTTCAAAAGTTTCCTTTCTACTTTCAATATATGAAGTAAATAATGAAACCACATCATTAGTAAAATCTTCTTTATTATTAAAGTTTTTCGCCGTCTCTAACCCATTAGTGTATAATTCATGACTAATATTATCCTCCAACCAATTTTGGATGAACTCAGCTAATATGTCATGAATATTATTTAATTCATAAGTCCATACACCATTATTGTCTGTCATCCAATCAGGTTTCATGTTAGGTACCTTACCTATAACAGGGGTCTTACTCAACATAGACTCAATAGGGTAGGTCCCAAATCCTGATGTGTCATCTACCCATACAGATACAAAAGAATCTTTTAAATATGTTGAAAATTCTTTTTGGTCTAAACCTCTCATATCTCTAAAGGTAATCCATCTGTATTGTGGATATCTTAAATAGAAAGTTTTTATTATTTTCATAGTGTCTCTTTGGTCTCTTGTATGTATAGACACGATTGGTTTTGAGGGAACCTCCTTAGGACCATAATGTTCAGTAATAAGTGGTTTAATTATGTCAAAAGACACGTTACCCATTATATCTGATAAATATTTTTTTTGTGTATCACTCGTTGTAATACATTTCAAAAAACCATATTGTGACCACGAAGTACCAGGTTGTAAAGTTTCTAACATGTGGTCGTATGCCTGACATAGGACTATTTTACCACAAGATAGTTTTGATACTTGTTCTATTACGTGACCATAAATTTCAGGTACAACAATAAAATCTTCAGGAGAAACCTGTAGGTCCTGAGCTTCTATTGATTGGTGGGGTAACTCCATGTATTCCTCACCCATCCACGATGTAACACCTTCATAGTCATTTTTTTCATGCATTATTACAGGATTAAACCCGTTCTCTTTTAGCGATAATGCGATTTGGTAGATTGTTCTCACCCCCGCTTTCGCATTACCTTTAGTATCTTGACATAAAAAATAAATTCTATTTTTTTTGTCAGACAAATTTTTAATAGATTGCTCTACTTTATGTAACGTTTCTTCATTCATTTTTATAAATGTTTTAATATTTCATGTTTTAATAATGTATTAAAAGCCACCTTAAAGGGAATACTTAAATTTTTGGTAGAATGAACTCCCAGATTCTCATCTACCTCATCTCTTTCTGTCATTATAATTTCTAACATCATCTTAATAACTTCAAAAGAGACTAAATTTATAGTTTGTTCAGTTTCACCCGAAATGTTCTGACTTGGCATATCAATAGTTCTACTAACATTCTCCAAGTCAATGTAGTAATGTTCACCTAATACTTGTAACATATTTACAACAAATTAATTTTATTTAAAACCTCCCTCAAGTCTGATAAACTATTAATCTCATAATTTGATTTAAATTCTGAATTGTAAGAGGTTTTTACTTTTATGATAGTTTTATTGTCACTATCTATAGACAGTAAATCAGGATTAGAGGTTATGATAACATCAAACGTGTCATAAACATCTTCTATAGTTATTTTAGAATAAAACTTTATGTTCTCAATTAAACAACCATATTTTGATAAAAAGAAAAGTGTTGCGGGTTTAGACTTACCAATCTCGTCTGATATTATTGTAAGTTCGTTCTCATCTCTTAAATCAACATATAAATCGTTTAAAACATTAAAGGTGTTGGCACTGACTGATGGACTATGTCCAAAAATCTGCATAGGAAAGTCAACATAAAAAAAGTTATATAATTCATCCTGTTCTTTAAATTTAAAATGGTCAATTAGATTCATAGAAGTGACGGGAAGATTTAATTCATACTTAAAATCATCTTTAGTATCTTCTCCTACCCACTCCTTAGTTTCCTTATCAAATTCTGCAGACTGAGTCTCTTCAAACTCATCTAAATAAAATTTAGTGTAAACCTGTTCCGTTTTTGTGAAAATATCACGTACAACACCATTTAAATCTATTGCAATTTTCATTATTCGTATCTGTCAAGTATTTTACTGATTAATGGATTTCTTATAACATCATTATTATCAAATTCAAAAACACCCACTTTATCGATATTTTTAAATCTGTGTAATGCATCATAAAGACCTGATTGTGTTTTATCCCTATACCTGTCCGTTTGTTCAACGTCACCAGATATGAAAAATTTTGAATTAAACCCTATTCGTGTTAGTAGTAATTTCATCTGAGAAGGCGTACAGTTTTGAGACTCTTCAAAAATTAGTATTGAGTTATCGATGTTCATACCTCTCATGTATGCCAATGCAAAAACCTCGATGACGTCCTGTTGTTTAAGTTTCTCTCTCGATTCTTTACCTATTATTTTATTAAGTAAGTAATATGATGGGAAAATATAGGGGTCAAGTTTTTCCTCTAAGTTGCCTGGTAGTGAACCTAATTTTTCTTCAGCTTCAACTGCTGGCCTAACGATTATCAACTTCTCATATGAATTACTTTCATCCATTAATAAATCAATCGCCGCTCTCATCGCAACAAAAGACTTACCAACACCTGCAGGTCCTGAGCATATTGTTATTTCGTTATTTATTAATTCATTATAGTATATTTTTTGGTTTTCAGTTAGAAATTTTCTTCTACTAGTTCTACCAACAATATTTTTTATTGTATTTTTTTTGTCGGTCACAACCGACTCTGTTTTTCTTATTGTCATTAATACGAAATATTATTTTTTATTAGTTATAAAATAATATCTTAGTGTGTTTTGTAAATAGGTTAAATTTTGACCCAGTTATCTAAGTAAATATCTTGATAGTCTTTCGGACCTCCGTCATTAAACCATCTTTTAGGACATACAGTTACTCCTTCTTTATCTGATAACCATGTACCCCACCAACCAAAACTACTATTTGATATTATTTTATGGTTACACTCAGAGATAAGACACAAATCATATATTTCATCATTAAACGGACTATAAAATATATTATCTCCTTTAAAGTTCTCTTTACACCAATCGATGTCATCTGATATGAATATGAAATTAACATCGTGTCCTACATAACTCATAGAATTATTGTAATAATTTATATCACAAACTAAGTGGTAATTAGGTAATTTAACATAATCCCCTCTTCTAACTTGAACCGCACATGTTTTACCACTAAAAGAATTAATAAAGTTTTTTACCTCAAACTTAATTAAATTGTCAAATTCAAAAGTATTTTTTATTAAAGGTTTTACGTGTTTAAAATATTTTTCAGACTGAAAATAACCGACCAAACATAAATTGTTTTCGTGTGGAATTTCTTGATAAAAAAATCCTTTTTCTCTAAAAATTTTTAGGTTTGGTATTTCATTTAAATTGTCTATTAAATTTAAATTTTTATAGAAATTATTTTTATATTTGTTAGCGACATTTCCCTGCGCTGGTGTGTGACAATAATTTAAATCAAACCCATAATTGATATTATATTTAACTGCATGACCAATCGCAGATGATATTTGAAACATCTGATTTCCTAGACCTCCTTGTAAAGCACAGGTAATCAAAATTATTTTATTAGGTGATTAAATGAGTTTATATTATTCCTCAAATACTCAGGAAAAGTATTATCAATTTCTACAGTTTCTAACTTACCTCTAAAAAAAGGGTCTATGTTATTTTCAATATTATATTCGATTGATTCTAAAACTCTTTTAGATGATAAGTCTTTGGCCGAATATGAAGTTAGTTTTTTTTCAACCATTTTTTTACCACCCATAAAACTAAAATGCCATCCTCCATTATCAATCTTGTCACTAAGAGTTACATCACCCCTTACTTCATTTAACGATAAGTCCTTAAGATTTTTATATTTTAATATCTTAGTTCCGTACCAGTCGGACTGTTTAAATACATTTAAATAGTAATAATACGTATTTTGTCGTAAACTAAGTATTTTGTGGCCTAAATCATACCCACTCAACTCGTTTATGATTTCAGGATTAGGTATTTCATCCAAATCTGAAAATAAAATAATATCATCATCATTACAATTAATTAACGGTCTTCTTACTGATTCTTTTTGAAAGAAGTCTCTACCATAATCCTGTTGAGTTTTACGATTAAATCTGTTAGTTTGTTTAATAATAAATTCATTGATTTTATTTAATTCGACATCTTCGGTTTCATTTAGGTTTAAAAAATCGTTCGGGGTATCGGTAATTTTATAATAAATTATTTTATCTATGAATTTATTATAACGAGATTTATTAATCTCAAAATTAAATTGTTTTTTTTCTCCCGAATGACTTACATCAGATTCAACGATGACAAAATAATCTACATAGTCATTTAGAATATTTAATCTTAATTCTAAAATATCTAATTCGTTAAAGAAATTAAAGCAATCGTAGATTTTACTCATAATATCCCTTTTTGTTTATAATATTTTATAGCTTCCGTTTTACACTCATCATATAAAGATAACTTACCTTCTCTGTCCATATAAGTAAACCCTCTTGTGTATGAATCACCCGTAGCCCAATAACCGTCACTAACATTGTGTCTAGCCCAATATTTAGGTGCGATGGTAATATTACATTTAGTATTTAACCACGCGGCCCACCACCCAAAAGTCGAGTTTGATATAATTAAATTTTTAGCGTTATTTACTACATAAAAATCAAATCCAATATCTACATGAAAAGTTTTAAAACCATATGGTATGTACCTATTCGCAGTATTCGGGTCATCAGTAATAACAATAAAGTTCATATTAGGATTTATATTTTTAATATGTTCTACTGAATTTTTCCAATATTCTTTCCTTAATATTACATTAGGTATACTTTTATATTCTCCACCACGAAAATTAATTACACAGGTATTCTCATCTAAAGTAATACCCAAATCGATTAATTTTTTATCATATTCATTTTTATAAACATCTTTTATTTTAAACCACTCAACGATATCCTTTTTTCTATCAATTAAATAATCTTCTGACTGATATATTCCACCAAACGCTCCATTATCACCAATCAACCGAGTCCAATCAGGTATTTCATAAACTCTTTTATCTAACATAGTTATATTAACATCGTCAACATGTTTATAAGTTAACCACTTTTCGTGAAAGTCATTAAAGTCACCTTCAGGAAATATACCAAAATCAACGTCCATAAAATACATTTGATTCATACCTCGATGATAGTCATGGGTTGGTGATGGGTTTACCCCCCATTCATATCCTAATTTTTCTGCGACCACCCTACAAACCGAGTACTGCCACATGTGATTCCCTAAATTACCCGTCAAATTAGTCGTTACCATTATTCTTATATTTATTTTTAATAATAAAATCACTTCCATAAATTGTGAATAATGCCCTTTCAAATAAATAAGACTCACCAGGTATTGAGGTCCAAGATATAAATCCTAACATTGTCTTATAAAAGTTTTTATTGAATTTTAACGCATCATTTTTAGTGATTATGTAATTTGCGCCAGGCGCGAAACAAATATATTCACCGACATAAGAGTCTTCGAAAATTTCATTCAATAACTGATGATAATTGAATATGTATTTTGCTTTATGTATCCTACTAACTGTGGTATTTACCTCAATAGGTTTCTCATAATACAAATCGTTTTCATCAACATATGCATAAATGTTATAGGAATATTTCGGTGTGTTTCTTATATAGTTTTGTATTGGTGTGAACTCTGTGTTATTTATTATTTTTTTAAATTTTTCTTCTGAGCAGTGTCGTGGGAAAACATCCCCTTTACAAAAAATCATTATTTCGGGTAAGTCATCATAATGATTGTGAATGAAGTCAAATATCTCATGTATGTTTGACCCTAAATTTTCTTTATGGATTATTTTATTAGTTTCATTAAATCTATGCGCCTTATCATACACTATATAGTTATCCGTGTATTCATCCATCCAAAAATCCTTGGGGTTTTCGGGTAAATGATTAAAGTCGGTGATTATTAATTTAGCACCTGTGGTTATTATCTTATTGTTATCCATTACTTATTGTGTATATAATAATCTTTTCCTTTATAAATCATTCTATACTTCACATATGTTTTAAAAAAGTCCATCACCTTCTTTTCAAAACACATATTTTCACAATATTTAGGTCCTAAATACGGGTGACTTTTAGAATTAAAATTAATTAATTTAATTTTTTCTATGTTACAGAAAAAAAGTTGGTCAGAAAACCCATTAGATGGGTAAAAAAACTCGGTTTCATGTAAGTCTAAGTTACAGTTTAACATTTCATGTAACCCAGTATTTTCTACGTCTGACCATGAAACCGTTGTAAAAAAACAATTTTCATTAGATATTAATGTTTTAATAGAATTTTCTACATATTCTTCTGAAATGTATAGATTATTCATACAGTCTTCATTTACACAAAATAAAAATTCGGAGTCACATCGTTCAATCATAGTGAAATAAGGTGAGGAATAAATCGAAGAGGTTCTAAACGCATCGTAATCCACCCCAAAATCAATAAATTTATTTTTAGTAACATAAACAACACTAAATTCAAATTTTCTTTTAAAATCTTCAATTTTGTTATTTAAATCATCTAAACTATCTAAATTATTAATTACTAATATTTTACTATTTAAATTTTTATTATTAAAAACCCAAAACCATTTTTTTTCATCAAAAAAAAATTTATAGTTACCTTCGTATAGTATGGTAAATAAATCAAACATTATAAATTAATATATTTACTATTTTTACCATGAAACCCAAAAGGGATAATGCCTTCAGTTTCTTTAGTTTCCTTTTCATGTGAAAATTGTGCGGCGACAGAGATTGGCGCAAAAACACAACCATTAGTTTCCAAAATTTCTCTGTTATGTACACAGAAAAATCCATCCTCATTCCAATAATTAAAATAAGATTTCCACTCTAAATTTAATTCCGTCGGTAATGATAATAATTTCTTACTTCTTAGGCTAAATCCTCCATTACCAACCCTAACCAATTCATTTTTAGGTGTTCTATATGATATTTTATCGTTCTCATCTGGTATCGGAAACGGTGCCCCAATATAGTCATAATTTAAAAAATTATCATTCCATTGTTCAGAATTCACAATAAATCCATCATTTTGTACTATCAAAACAAAGTCAGTCTCTATGTGTTTATGTAATTCATAAACAATAAACTCACTGTATTTAATATAATCTAATTTAGGTATTTTTATGATTTTTATAAAATCATGTGATACGTCAGAATCGGTAAATAAAATAACGTCATTAAATTTAATATTTTTACAAGATTTTTCCAACGCATAAATAGACCCACCAATATTTACTGAGGTAACACAAACTAAAGTAACATTATTTAGATTTTTCATATTTGTTACTTACAATAATATATTCTCTATCTTTTATTTCTTGTGTTATGGTATCAGTTAATCGATTACCCCAAGTTCTATTAACTACAGTTATGTCATCTAATATGTTGGGTTCTCCATATTTTAAATACATACTATGATAATAATCACAGTCCATTAACCAATTTAAGTTCTCATCAAAAAATAATATATCTTTATTTTTAATAGTCAACCCACTAGGACAACCAAGAGTATTGTTACCGGCCCATACAGTGTTATTCCATTTTGGTTGGTGTAGTCTGTAAAATCTAACCCCATCATTACTGTGATAAAACTTAGAAAAAAACCATATCATTTTATTATTATTTTTAATAAAATCAAATTGTTTTTCTAATGAAAATTCATCATATAAAAAATCGTCTTGAAATAGTATCTTAATCCATTCACCCTCACACCGCTTCATTGATTCATTTATATTAGGAGATATTACCCCCCTTCCTCTTTCATTAAACTGATGTTTAATATCTAACTTATCACCCCACACACTACAAATATCTTTTATCGTATTATCGGTACTGTGGTCTGATATAACGACTTCAAAATCTTTAAAAGTCTGACTACTTAATTTAGAAAGACTAAAGTTTAAAAATTCCGAACCTTTACCGTTATAACCATAGGTTGGTATTGATATTGAAAAAAACGGGTTATTCATTTAAATCAGTCAGTAGTTTAGTCACATTCATAGACGTATTCTTAGGTACACTAACAGGTGAGAAGGACTTACTAACATTAGAGGTTCTTGACGCCAATTCAAACATTGTTTTAGTCTCAGTACCTAAGTTATATAGACCTGATAAATTCTTTTTGACTGATTTTATTATTAAATCAGAAATTACATCAACATAATCAAAATTACCTATCTGGTCTATCCATGCCTTTTCATAAGGAAATGGTGTTGGTTTTTGAGTACACCTTATTAAAAGGTAGTTATTAGACCTGAGTTGTACTATCGCATCAGAAACTAATTTAGTATAACCATACCATGTGTTACAATGAACCGGAACAGTATTTTCATTGGCATTTATATCAGACCCTGTATAAACATAGTCTGTAGAAATATGTACTAATTTAATATTTTTATCATTACAATAGTCAATTAGTTCATTAACAAACTGAACATTAACATTCCAGTGTGAGTCCATTTCTTCTGAATACGTGTTTGTATTTGCGATACAGTTAATAATAATATCGTATTCATCTTTAATAAAGTCACTAAAATTTTTGATATCAAAGTTATGGGACTTCCTAGACAGAAAGTCCCATTTAGTTTGTTTTATTAATTCAGAACCTAATAATCCGTCTCCTAAAATTAAAGGTCTCATTATCCATTAAAAAATTCTTTAATTTTATCACAAACGTAATCAACATCTTCAAGGGTCATTCCGTGATGTGCCCCAATCAAGAAACCATTTTTCATAATAGTATCTGAATTTTTAAAGTCTTGTAAATATTCACGATAAACGGGATGTCTTGTAACATTACCCGCGAATGTGACCCTAGTTTGAATATTATTATTCTCTAAAAACGTCAACAATTCAAATCTTTTCTCAGTTTGTAGTGGTATCGCTAACCAATTAGGTTTTATCATATCATCAGGAAGTATTAAATCTCCTACTCCCTTTAAATTCTCAAGATACCTTTCAAAATTATCTCTTCTTATTTTAGAAAACTTCTTAAATCTTTCTAATTGTACTAAACCAAAAGCCGCATTCATTTCACTACATTTCATATGATAACCTAATACACTATATAAAAATTTGTGGTCATAAGGAATTCCATCGACTTGGTGATTAAATCTGTCATCCATTATTTCTGAGTCATTACCCAATCTACCCCAATCACGGTATTGTAGACACTTTATAACGTGTTTTTCATCATTAAACATGACCATCCCCCCAACACCTCCAGCGGTAATAACATGAGATGCATAAAAACTAGTGGTTGCAACATCAGTCTCCATAGTTTCAGTTATAGTGTCTGCTGAATCCTCAATTAAATAGATATCTTCTCTACCTAATAATTTTAACTCGGTTTTAAGTCTTTTCCAATCGGGTTTATTACCAATTAAATTAGGTAACATAATTGCTTTAACTTCAGGAGTTATTTCAGAAATAATCTCATCGATGTCTGCCACATAATTAGTTAATCCGACATCAACAAATACAGGTTCATACCCTAGCTGAATTATGGGTGCTAACGTTGTTGAGAATGTACAAGCGGGTGTTATCACTTTAGAACCTCTAATTAGGTCTAAAGCCGCTAGTGCTAATAAACAAGCGGATGAACCTGAGTTAACAAAAACTCCAAATCTCTTACCAAATCTTTTAGCAATAGCTTTTTCAAACTCAACAGATTTAGGTCCTTGTCCTCCTAACCATCCACTACGTAAAGATTCCTCTACCGCCTTAATTTCTTCTTCTCCGTAAGACTCAAATTTATATGGGGCGTACCAAATTTTTTTCATTTTTAGTTATTTTTTTATATGGATTTTTATTCCTTATTTTAACGGCAATATCATTAACCAACTTTAAGTCAACTTTATGGTCATTAATCGGGTTTTGTTCATTATAAACGTAATTTATATCTTTCATAAAAGTATAGTGTTCTTCTCCTGACATCTCTAACATGGGATACATAAATGATAAGTCACCAGTAACTTTCCAATATGTACCGTCCTCATCTTATAAATCATCTTCTAAAATATTTCTCCATAAAAACGCTCTCCAAGTTCTTATGTGAGACGCAGTAAAACGCTGCGTTCTAATCGACTCAAAATTTAGTTGTTTTTTTGAAAAACCGCTCATTCCATTAGAGTATCTAAAACTACCGTTTGCAATCCAAACGTTAGGGTCATTATACACATTATTTATTCTTTCTAATGTTTTAGAATCAGGTAGCCAATCATCGCCGTCAACTTCAACACAAATTTCATCATTACTTATATTTTCATTATATCTGATTACTTGGTCATAATTACCGGGTTGATATAACTTTTCACTATTTTCTATTAGTATAAACCTATCGTCAGTTTCTATGATTTTTTTTACTATATTAACACTATTGTCTGTTGACAAATCGTCAGTAATATAACATTTGAAATCTTTAAATGTCTGACTCATAATCGAGTATAAACATCTTTCAACATAGTTTTCTGAATTATATAATGTTGTTAATATTACCATATCATAAATCTAATACTTTTTTCCATTTATTAAATATTTCTTCATCATCAAATTTCTCTCCGTCATTTTCTATTGAAGGAACACCAAAAAACTTAGTATTTGTCATCTCGCATTCATCTTTAACTAAAGAGGCTACCTCACTTAGTGATGACTGATATACTGACTCAATCATTGAGTACATTTTAATTTTATCTTCTAAAAATCCATACTCAATAACAGTCACACCATCAACTAACGGTTTAACATATTCCTCATAATATTTCTTATCGGTTACCACACCAAACAAAATAATTTTTTTATACCCATCTTTTAATGCTCGTTGAATTGATACGTGGGTTTGTTTGTTGTAATCAATGGACCCAATAATACCAGTGACTCCTACACTATCTTTTGTTTTTATAACTTCATACATATCATTAAAATTAGGTATAATTGAGTGCTTTCCATTATAACCATTATGATAATTTCTTTGTTTTTTATTTAAGAAAACAACTTCATCCCAGTGAGGTTGTAATTTGGATACCTCAAAAATGTTTTTTTCATGACAAAACAAAACAACTTTTTTAACGTTAGGTCTTTTTTGTAAATCAACAAAATGTGTTATTAAAATATCGTCAGGTTCAAAATTAAAGTTAGAGTGTAAATCCGATTTACATATGTTTAAATGATAATCATGTGGACCATACAATACGGTCTCAATACCTTTTTTATTAAAGAAATTTACAAGTCTTGAAATCGCATACGTCGACCCCCCTTTTTCTGAAAATCCAGTCAATACTTTTACCTTAGGTTTTTTTATGTTTTGATTATAGAATTCAAATAAATTTTTTTCTAATTTTTTTATCGACGTAATTGAACTGTGTGATGACAAATGGTCACTAACAATTAAATGAGTAGTGTTCGGGTAAACAACCTTTACCTTATCTGATAAGAATTTAGAATCGGAAATAATTAAATCATAATCAATATTACTATTTTTATACAATCTACCATAAACGGTTGGAACTATACCCCCTCCTATTTTTATTTGTTTTTTTCCGTCACCGATGAATGTCCCTGGCATCGACTCAAGTGAAAAAATATTGTTTTTTTTATTTGTTAATTCTGATACTATGGTTAAATTATGTCCGTTTAACAAAGGGTGTTTAACTAATTCAAGATTTTTAGATAATACCAATATGTTTAAAACATCATCCTGAGTTTTTAATATTTTTTTAGGTAATAAGTCTTGGTATTTAAATGATATTTTTTCACGATTATTTTCCCATTCTTCATTTGTTTGCCCTATAGATTTGTGAGTAATTCTCACGTCGTACATGACACCAATCCTAACACCTTCTAAAAAATTATCAAAAGTAAAACTGATATCATAAAAGTGGAATCCTTTAACATCTTCATCGAATGTTTTTTTAATTCTGTCTTTTCTTAACCCAAAAAACAACCCATCTACGAGTAGTACTTCATCTAATTTATTACCCTGACTATTTGAGTATTTTGACTCCCATTTTTTACCTTCGTGTTCGTGATTAACAATCCCCCTCATTTTTGAGGGGTTTTCCCACCACTTAGCTGACTTAGGTAACTCAACACTTCCTGCAACTCCAAGAATACCGTACTCAGGGTTTTTTTCAAAATGTTTAATTAATTTATTACCCCATCCTTTTTTATCGAAATAAATATCATCATGACAAAGTACAACAATATCATTCGTTGATTCCTCAAGAATGATATTGTATGCCTCGGTTAATGAGTGAGTCCCTTTATTTTCAAATGGGATTATTTCGATGTTTTTTGGACCACAGGTTTTTTTAATGTGGTCTATAAACTTTTCATCAATTTCCCTTGTACTAAATCCTATTGTAATCATCAGTCGTCAAATACTTCTATTTCTACAGTCTTTTTTGTTAATTCGGTCCACTGACCGTTATACCTCGTACCTCTAACGATATGGTTGTCTATCCAATGATAGTTACCACCACGAGGTTTATTCATTAAAAGATTGTGATAATTTATGTTATGTCTTTTAAACCACTCCTCAGTTATTTTACGATGGTCTTCAGTTCTTGAGGTAAAGAACGTAATAATGTGACCTTCATCATACCATCCGTTAATTATCTCCACAGCTTCATCAAAAGGTAAACAAGATGACATCCTTTCGGGTTGTTCGTTAGGGATATCATCCGTTATTGTACCATCAATATCAATAAGGTAATTTTTCTTTTCGTTTGCCAATACGGGGCTCGTATTAGTTTCCAGTTGAACCAAATCCATTTGCATTCCTATCTTTTTCCTTTATTTCTTCTACTCTGACTAACTCTACTTGATTGCCCTGAGCCACGGGACAGATAACCGCCTGTGCAATCTTATCACCTTTATTAATTTTTTGAGTTTCATTACTTAGGTTAAACATTATAACTTTAATTTCACCTGTGTAACCATAATCTACAGTCCCCGGTGTGTTTAAAACTGATAATCCTCGTTTAATCGCCAATCCACTTTTAGGTCTGACTTGAACTTCACATCTTTCGGGGACATTTAGATATAGTCCTGTAGGTACAAGTGCCCGACCCAAACTCTCAATCTCAACGTCCTCATTAGCCCTTAAATCAAACCCTGAGTCTGTCTCATAAGCGTATTCAGGTTCTTGATTAGATGAGTCTAAAACGTACTCTAATTTAATTTTAGGTATAGTGTTATGTTCATTTTCAAAATGTTCTTCAATTTGGTCCATATCAATACCCAACTTTTCAAACATCTGACTTGCGTCTGACATATCAAAATCCGCTAACTTACTTTCAATTTCTTTCAAAGTTTTTAAGCTATCTTTAAATTCGTTAAATTTATTAAACATATTATTTTAAATTATAAATTTTATTCATTACATCAACCAATACTTTCACGTCCCTCTCACAGTAATCTGCGATAGGTTGTAGACCATTTAAATCCCAATACGTCTCATGTACCATATTACCCGATACCTCTCCCGTTTTTGGGCTTTGTACGTTTAAAGCAACACACATTAAATCTAGAGATGCGGGTGAGTTAAATGACCCAAACTGCCAGAGTTCTTTAGTATCAACTGCTTTTAAATCCCATGGTTTAGTACCTAACGTAGGTAAGATTTTAGGTGGTTTAATACCATTTACTACAAATCTTTTGGATAACATCGGCATATCAAACCCTTTTATGTTGTGTCCACATAAATAGAAATCTAATTTTAATACCTTATTTAAAAGTTCTTTAACACCCTGTAATAGTTTTTTTTCATCATCATCGGCAAATGTGGTGGTATGTATTTCACCACTCGGAGTTATGAAAGAAAAAGAAGCGACAATAATTTTTGCAAAATCTGAAACTAATGCTGCGTGATTTGTAAAAATTTCATCTAGACTTTTACCCTCATCTTCAGGGTACCGTTTTTCAAACCAGTTACGGTAACTTTCAAAAAGACGACCCATTTCAGGGTTTTTCTCATTTAATGTAGTGTAGTCTTTTTCAACACCAACAGTTTCCAAGTCAAAAAATAAAAGCTTATTTAATGGTACGTCAATCATTTTACTAAAGATTTGTAAATTTCTGCTCTATTGTTAGTGACAGTTTTAAGGTCATAAGTTCCGTTAACTGTCTCATATAATCTTTCTCCTAAGTCTTCTACCCACGAAGGGTTCTTAATTAGTTTTTTCATGTATTTAGCCCAATCACCATTATTTCTACCTTTATCCACTAATAATCCATTACCATCAGTAAAATTACCCTTATCAAGGGCATGGACGATATCTATAGTGTATGGTCCGATATCAGAAGCGATAATTGCCTTTTTATAAAAACCCGCCTCAATAACCTTGAGTTGGGATTTCATCCTATTAAACATAGTGTCTTTAATAGGTGCTAATGAAACGTCAAACTTAGAATAATTTTTCGCGTATGTGGTAATAGGACGTGTCCACACACGAGTATAAAAAGTATCTTTTTTACCATACTCTTCATCCGAGAACTTCATCAAATGAGATTTCTGTTCCTCATCCATTAGACGATAATTGTCCGTGAAAATTTCCTCATATCTCATCCATACAGTCTCCTCAGGTTTAATAGGTCTCTGTTTTTGTTCACCAGTGTTAGGGTTTATTTCAGTAACACTACCTCTTGTATCAAACCCGCAAAGGTACATTTGAAACTCATTCTTAAACTCCGATAGTTTATTAGTTGTTCCTTGGAGTAGTTTTAAATCGTGCAGGTGGGATGACCCTCCTAACCATCCGAATCTTAACCTATCACTTTTCTCTGTTTCAGCTTTAAACTGACTTTCTTCGGGGTCTATTGCATTTGGTAAAACAAAAACATTCTTATTTATTTTACTTATTTCGTTAGCGAATAATTTAGTTGTCGTTGTAACATATTGTGCAGCGGCTAAATTATTTTTTATGTGGAGTTCTAAATTGTTTTTTCTTACTAACTCATATGCTGGATGTTCTTTACCTGGCATCCAGTAATCGTCTAAGTCACAAATAGTGACAATACCCATAGAGTTTAATTTTTTAATAATTAAAGGGGACTGCTCATAGTTACGACCAATTACTCTGTGAAAATGTACTATTTGATACTTTTTCCAATAATTGTCGTCGTTAATTTTTGGTTCATAATCTATATCTACATGAAAATCTTCTGAGTGATGATTTTGTAGAAATATGTGGGGGTCAACAGACCTGTATTTACCAACACCTGTTCGGTCAGATGGTAATACTAAAACATTAATTTTTGACATACTTATTCTATTTAGAAAAAGTATATGAAAAAATGACTAATAAGAAAAGTTATTGTTTTACTTTTTTAATTTTTAAAACCTTACCTTCAAAAATATGTTTACCTACTCTTAATGAAAGTGTCTCATTTGTTTTTTGTTCCCCTTCACTTATTAGACCAGCACTCTGTAGTTCTTCTTTAACTACGTCTCTAACAGTGTCTCTAACAACGTCTCTTATCATTTGTTTTAAATCATTATTAGACGTGTTTGTATAATTAGTTTCTTGTATACTTCCCTGACTTTGTGAGTTTTTTTTCATTAGTCTTGCCGCTCCCTCAACAATTTCATTTGATAGGGTAGGTCCATTTAACTGTGGTTGCGATATGGGGTTTTCTAACATTAATTTTTTTATCTCATCGGGTAACTTAGAGTTTAATACCGCCTCTTGATTAATAGGTTTAGTACTGATAGTTTCTTGTATTTTTGGTTGTTCTATCATGTCTTGCGGTATGTTGTAGTTTGCGTTAACATTTTCTGAAATTGGTATCCCACCTAAAGAATTACCTCTTGATACTTCATTATGTTTATCCATTATTTTTTTAGAAATTGCTAATTTTTGCATTAAATCACTCATCTGTATCTGTATTAAATTCTGCGTTTAAAAGTACCCTTGTCATACTTTTATCTCCGTTTGGGTTATAACCGGGTCTCATCTCTGTAAAATTATCAGTAGTTGGTTGATAAGTAAATATTTTATCAGTTCTGAACATTCTCCACCCTGGTAATGGTTTCTCTCCTATAGTATTTGTATGGGAAGCCCCATCAATATCCCAAGCCCTTAAAACCAAATTACCAGACTTACTATACCCAATACATACCGGTTCTATTCTTCTATAACCTTTACCACCTGGCATATCACCATCATAATATACGGTTACGACAATTTTCTTCCTTATTGAGTCTTGGATATCACTCAATGAGGCAATCTCATTTATTAATGATTTAACTGTCGTAAGTAGTTTCATTATTCTACGGTATATGGTTTACCTGAGTTATATTTATTAATCTTAATATCGTCCTTTCTTTCAAAAACGTCTGTGGATGTACCTGCGTTTTGATTATATACGTCTAAGAAAGAACCCGTACCTCTACCGATTTCATCACCGTCAGCAACTGCGTCAGGGTGTACTTGTGAATATTTTTCAGAACGTGGTGAAAAATCATTTTTAGGAAATAATTTACCTCTTTCAGCCTCCGCAATAGCAGACAACTGATTATTTGGTTGATAAAAATCTAACTTGTCATTTTGTGTAGCCATTATTTTATTGTTTTAAATAGTTGATTTATTTTTTTAATTTCTTCAGTTATTGAAGTGTCATATTTGTTAATTCCTCTTTCGTGTTTGTCATGAGGATTAATTACAATACCGTCCTTTTCGTGATTATCAATATATTGATTCTCCATACCGGTATCTCCTTTAATTTTCTTACCACTTTCTAAAGAACCCCTCCAATGGTCTAAAACATGATTACACCATTTATTCATCCTATCGCCTCCATTAAGAACATAAGGAGAGTCTTTACCGTCACCTTCATAAGAGTCAAACCAATTCTTTACTCTTTTCAATACAGGATAACTGATAATACCAGTCTCACGCAATTCTTTATTACGATTATAACCTTCGGTATTACTATCACCTTCAACCATCTCAAATGATTTTTGTAAATGGTTTTTTAATGATTCAGGTAATTTAGCCTTTCTATTATATAAGTCTTTATTCATTTTTTAACATTTTAATCAACTGTGGTACTGAGATACCTTCAGCGCTTGCCATATTTTTTAAAGCCTTAATATTTCTTTTTATAATAGGTGAAACACTATCACCGTTTAATTCTTTTTTAGTTAACTCTTTATCGTCAGATTTTTTAAGAATTATTTCTTCCGCCATTTTTTGTATATCCTCTTTTGTAAAAACTTTTTCTTTTTCTGTTAACCTTCCCTTCATAACAAAGTTTTTAAGTTTTTTAAACTTTGAGGTATCATCTAACTTGGGGTCTTTTCCCATCTCAGAAGCTCTGTCCTCAGCGTCACTCTCATCAAAATCTAATTCGTCAACAAAATAATTAATTGTGTCGTCGGCGTCCATAAATTTTGTTTCATCATAACCAAATGCATCCGCCATATCTTCTTCCCTAACAACCGACTCACCATAATAAACTCTATAACCCCTCATTAGTGGGTCTTGTGTTTGGTGACCTGCTGCCACTCTTTTGTCCATTGTACTTAAACCCGGTGCAGTTGTCATAGGGTCGAGAATAGGGACCTTAGAGTTATTCATAGTCCCATCAAAGTCAATTAACTCGTCTAACTCTTCTTTAGATTCATCCTCTGAATTAACTATTTTTTCGTATTGTTTGTGTGTAGAACAAGGCATATATTTCTTTTTACCCTCCATTCTATGGATATGGGTTCCCTTACAACCAAGCTCGTCAGCCTGTTCTTTTGCCTCTTTTCTTGTATCATAAAGATGTGACTTCATAGCATACTTTTTTTCTATAAATACAACAAAAGAAGTATTTATCTTAAAAAAGGAGTATGTCTGGACAGAATATTAAAAATTATTATTTTAATAGATTTGATGCGAGGTTATCAGAGATAGGTAATTATGATATTACACTATCGTCAAATTATGACGGATATGACTCTGAGATAGTATATTCTACAAAATTAATCGGAGAAGAAGACGGTAATAGATTACCAGTTAATATAGATTTTAACTCAGCGTTATCTAATCAAAAAGATGTTTTATTATGGAACATATTTTATTCAGGTAATACTGTTATCTCAAAAAATTATTATAACCCAAATAACGAAGATTTAAGTTGTAAAACTGCAACAACACTATGTGATATAGGTTTAACCGCAACTGATAATGGTTTGTATGATAGTATGACAGGACAAACCTTAACGTTTACTATGGGTATAAATGATTTTGAGAAATTTAACCCCCACTATTACGATAGAAGATTTAAAATGCATCCTGTAACTGGTTATACTAGTTCACCAAATCATAGATTTTCAGGTAACACAGGACAGACGGTATACAATATAATTTCAAAAACAGGGGATACTGTAGGTTATTATAACGAATTTTATGGGGGGTTCTACCAAGGATTTTATAAATTATCAGGATATGACTATGAAGTATTACCTGAAAGATTTAATAAAGGATGGACAACGGAATTTTTGTTAAAACCAAGAAAAACCGACGAGTATTCTTTATCTTCCAATCAAACATATCTTAATGATGTTTATCCCGACAATTCTGGTACGTTCTTCTTTATGGGTACAAGAGCGGAAAATAAATATTATCACCCATCATCAGGAAGTCCTGTAAGTGATAGTGGTTATACTAGAGTAACTTCAGGTTTAACTAACTGTATTAAAACCTGTGCTTGTGCAGATACAGGAGTCACTAACTCGGAGTGTATCACAGTTTACCCTCAAACTGCAACAACACAGGAACATAAAACAGGGGGATGTGGAAGTTATACAACTACAGGTACTACATCACTACAAGACCCCGACTTGGATTTGTTTTCAAACGCCCTTTCATTTAGATTATCAGGAGACCCTGAAAACCCAAAAATATGCGTTAAATATATAAAATTCACAGGTGACTGTATTACAACAGGAACTTGTGAAAACACAGGATTAACTTATTCATCGGGATATACAATTGTTGAAACTTGTTCATCAAAAGGAATATATGACGATTGTAATTATGAATTATGTCCTTCGGGTACTTCTGAACAATGGGTTATGATTAGTGCCGTTTTTTCTAGGTATAACTCTTTTGTAGATAGTTGTGATTTATTAAATAAGGGTGGATTAGGGGATGTTAGACAATTATTATACCCATCTGAAGTAAACGGTGCTTCTCCGAATATAATTATGCCACCACATACCCATCCGGGGAGTGTGTCTGAAAAATTAAGGAATTATATTAATATAAACCAAAAATGGTTTGACCAGTACTTAGATAGATTAGGTAATTTATACATTTATGTTAATGGTTATAGATTTATGACTATTAATGATTTTGAGGAGATAATACCTCACGAATTAAATACCGAAAAAGAAAAACAGTTAGGGGTTCCATTCAATATTTCATTAGGTGGAGGTACCCAAGGACTAAGAGAAAGTTTAGTCTTTAGTGGTTGTTCAGGTTTAACAGGTCCATACATACAAGACCCTGAGTTAATGCCAAACCAAACATTGTCGGGAACAAGTTTGTCAGGTTTAACTACAGATATAGTAATGGAACCAACATTCGGTGGTACATTTATGGGTGCTATTTCACAATTTAGAATGTATGTTGAGCCGTTGTCTGCACCTCAAATACAACATAACTTTAGACTACTAAAAGACCGTTTTGGTTTGTACGATTTTTGGTGTCCTGAGTGTGAGTCGTGCTTAATCAGTCCGACACCAATACCGACATCTACTGTTACTCCTTCGGTCACACCGACTATCAGTATTTCACCTACAATAACCACAACACCATCATCGTCAATAACACCATCTACTACCACTACACCTACGACTACACCATCTATTTCAGTATCAACCACTCCTTCGGTCACACCGACTATCAGTATTTCATCAACACCGACAGTAACACCTTCGGTAACTAACACACCAACTCCATCATCATCTGAAACGTTTTTCATTTTATTTGAAAACTCAGATATAATGACATCTGAAAATGGGGACGGTATTGAGTATGAAAATTAATTAATATTTATAAAAAAAATAATAATGGCAAATTTAAAAATATCAGAATTAGAACAATATACAGGTAATCCTATAGGTACGTACATTGTTGTGGATAATGCAGCTCAAGACACGACATATAAAATGTTAAGAAGTGATTTCTTAAGACCAAATGATGATTTTAGGATAATATACGGATTATACTCTCAAACAGGTGAAACCGCAAATATTAGTGGTACCACAGAACAGACTATTATTGGCCCTGGCGTGGGTACTTTGACTGTTCCTGCAAATGGATTTACTGCTGGTGATACATTTAAAGCAACTATTAGAGGTCATTTATCTAACGGCAATAACGATTTTAGGATAAGAGTTTATTCTGATAGTGCGATTTTAACAGATACAGGTTTTATAAACTACAATACCTCAGGTGAAGAGGTTTTGATGGATATAGACCTTGACTTTGTTATCACCTCGATAGGTGGTGCGGGTGTTGGTGAAATTTTAAGTAAAGGTAAAATTAGAACCATAAAGAATAGTAACTTTACTGTGAATGGTTATTCCTTTGAGACCCATAATACCACAACATTTAATACCACAATAGAAAATGTGTTAAATGTAACTATAGAATTTGATACCACGTCATCAGACACATATGTATATACTGACTTTTTCACATTAACAAAGGTTTATTAATATGGATTTTTATATTAAGAAAAATAGCACGTTACCAAAGATTTCGGTAGAAGTCACAATAGATAGTGAGACGTCTTTTCGTGATACCTACAGGAGTTTTTCTGCGTCTACTATAACTTTTAATATGAAAGATGAAGAAACGGGGATTTATAAAATAATAGGAAATTCTGTAATTGTAAAAGAAAAAGAATCTACGGGTGATAGTCCTTTAAAAAGTTATTATTTAGAAACACAATTCACAAAAAAACAAACAAGTAAAATAGGGAGTTTTGTTGGAGAATTTAAAATATCAGGAGATAGAGGTAACGAGATATTACCGATAAAAAATGAAATTATTATCAACATTATTGATTCTTTTTCGGATTCAGATTTTTGTTGTAGACCAAACTTGTAATCATGGCATATACACAAGAAATAAAAGATAAAATAAAAGAG